GCAGTAAGCACTCTGGCCGGAATAGTAATTGTTGATCCAGAGGTTTGATTGGCAACATATTGCTCACTCACTGCCCCATCCTGAATCATAGGCTCACGCACGACTAGGGAGTTAAACTCTGCCGCCCCTGACTTTGTGATCTGCCAGCCAGTTGATCCTGTTGTGTAGTTATCTGACTCAAGAGTGCCAGCTATTTTAGCACTTGATATAGCAGCGTCTGCAATGTTGGCAGTGTCAACTTCGATTGTACCAAGGTTTGCTGTAATAGCAGAAAGTTCACTTACGCTAATCTTATCAGCCGTTACAGCGCCAGCCGCAATCTTGTTTGCCACAACAGCATCAGCTAACAGCTTATCGGTGGTTACAGCCCCAGCAGAAATCTGATCTGCCGTTACTGACCCTGTTTGCAACTTAGGTGTGGAGATACTGTCATCTGCAATAGAAGTTTCAGTTACAGAACCATCTTCAATCCCAGTGTAAAGCTCAGTAGACCAAACACCGCCAGTATCATCCCAACGATACAAAGTATTGTCTGTAAGTAAGAAGACAATTTGACCATCAAAGTCACCAGTCACAGGTAGTGAATTAACAGCAGACACTCCCGCACTTTCAATGGTATCAATCAGACTTTGCGTAAGGTCTGTCTCTTCTACAAGAGATGTTGTAGCATTAACTGGACCAATAAAGGCTGAGTTGTTACCACTGTGGTCTTGGGACCTAATCCAATAATACCGTGTAACATTATTTCCTAGCCCAGTTCTGACGAAACTGTTGCCAGAGGCAAATCCAATGCTTACAGAGGCCCCAAAATTTGTTGATGTGCCTTCATAAACTTCTACCCTGTTAAAGTCAGAGGCGGTGGGCAGATCAAAGTTTAATGCGATGTACTTGTAGCCAGACTCTGCGGAGAAATTAGTTGGGCTGTTAGGTGCGGACGTGTCGCCGTTAAGTGTGTAGGTAGTAGAGGAAATAGTTCCACCATTACCAAGGAGTGTGATGGCACGAACTCTAAAGACATACTCTAAGTTATCAACGATAGGAGACAACTCAATACTACTACTAACAGTTGTTGTGCTAGAGTAATCTGAGCTCGTGGAGGGTTTCCAATCCACTTCATAGTGGGAGACAAAAGCATTATCTGAGCTATCCCAAGATAATAACGCAGAGTTAACAAAGGTTCCGTCACTTTGAGTTCTGCCCCCCTCACTAACAGAAAGGTTTGCAATAGTTAGTCCATCAAAAGGGCTAGGCAGGTTAGTGTTATCTCGTTCGTAAACTACACCATCATCTACTTCATCAAAGACAGATTCAGCAGTCTCACGTAGTACCAGATTAACTTGTAGGTCAAGCCCATCAGTAAGTCCAAAGTTCCAAGAGAGAACCTGAAACTCTTTGTTGACCCAGCCAAAGCGGGAGTTAGTTAGACGAACATTATCTCCGACTTGAACCTGCATAGCCTTTAGGCCGAAAGAAGCTGTAACTGTAAGCTGTTGCCTGTTACTTTCCAGGGCAATCCTTGCAATACGACGAGCCTCAATAGAGTTGTCAGTGAAAGGCAGGTCTACATCAGCTACAGACTCTTGTCCGTTATCAGCACCTAAGTTTGCATCAGCATAACCATCGCCAGAGCCAACCCCTGTAGCCACAAAGACTTCCCCTACAGTGTTAGAAGCAGCTCCGATAGATGAAAAATCTGTAGTACCAACGGAGGTAATAGCGTAAGAGTTACCAATAACAAAGCTACCAGCATCGGTCTTATTATTCACTTGTGGGTAGTCAGTGGTCTGCCAGTTACTCTCCTCACCACGGAAAGTCCCTTTGACCACATTGAAGTTGTCCCTACGAGAGTGACGGGTAGATAACCCAATAGAAGAACGTAGGTCATCTTCATTAAGGTCAAGAACTGGTGCAGTCCAGTAACCGGGTTTCACCCGCCACTTACCTTGAGCATACCACAAACTGCCACTCATAGAGGTCAACAGGTTGTTGATTACGTCGTAAGGAGTGAGGTCAGTAGTGAAAGCACCGTTAGTAGTATAACGAGTAGTTCCTGCATCTGTGTTAGTCTGATTACACACAGCAACAGCAGCATTAACTAGGTCGTCGTCAATGTTATCAGGCAACTCAGAAAGGCCATAAGAACTAGTCAAGTAGTCCCTTAGGCATAGTGCAGGGTTATCAGACCAAGCTGTAGTGTCTGTATTAGGATTGTAAACCTTCTTACCTTTTACTGTCGCCGTGAAGGTGGGTACACCATTAGGGAAAGCATCAGCATCAAACTCCATGCGAATATACATATAAGCAATGCCACGAAGTCTGTGCTGTGCAGTCCACTTAGCAGATTCAGATACGAGGTCAGCATCAGCAGTTTGGTCAGGAGAGCCTAAGTGGGTATTGATGCGTATCTTACCGTTGTATTGACTAGGAGAGGTTACATTACCATCAACATCAATAGTAGCTACTTCGTCGTTGATATATATTTCATCGAATGATTCAATCTCATGCCCAGATACAGCAATGATACGGTGCAGGTACTTATTGTCAGCACCTGTAGCTTCGTCGTACACGATAGCACCACCTACACGTGCTTTACCGTAGATAATCTGGTGACTTAAAGCTGAACCCCTAGAGTTTACCTGATAGCCACGCTGTGCGCCATTTATCTTAGGTTTTGGAGTAAGTGCATTAAGAGCTACGCCCATAGCAAAATTAAAGGCGAAGGTAGCTAAGAAGGTACTAAATACCATAGTGCCTGCTACATAACTAGCTGTTGTAGACGCTAGAGCCACCATTGCTGATACGGCCATATTAGTCTCCTAAATACTTAGAGTATACCCGTTCTACCTTACGGAATTTAAGGAAGTCCATTAGCCTATCGAAAGGTTGATGTACTTTAGTGTTTATTGTGAGGACAGATACGCCATCCTCTTTAAGGCACTTCTCAGCAAACTTAATTAGCTTGATGCCAGTAAAACCTTTACGGTGTTCAGGCGACAAGTATATAATGTCGTTGGAAGCAAACAGGTGGTCTTTGTAGTGCATGTTAACCCCAACCACTACGACAAAGTACCCTACAAGTTTACCTTCACCCCTAGCGGTAAATATCTTAAGTTTACCTTGGTTTTCTAAGGACTGATAAACTTCCCAGTCTGGGTTTAGTTTAATCTTATCCTTGTTTAAGGCTATCTCCTCCCAGTGGGAATTAAGGAGGGGTTTAATCTCCTCTGAGACGGAAGATAAGAACTCTTGTTGATATCTAAGCAAATTCTATCCTCCCGAAAGAAGATTCACTGCCGTTGCTACCGCCACCACGACCCCACACAATATCTTTGTCTTGCAAATCCTCAACAAAGTCTAACCCAAGATCACCGGGGTAAATAGACTTCTGATAACCTGATGTGAAACGAGCTACCCTAGCTCTCTCAAGATCAATCAGTCGGTTCTCAACCATCAACTCAATAGTAGATGTTTCCCCACCATCAGAGATATTCATCTGGTCCATATAACCCGAGAATATCTGGTTAAGGGCTTCTTCGGAAGTAACTCCAAAGTATATGTTACACACACGACCCTGATAAGGTTCACTAAGGGCTAGAGACAACAACTCTGTTGGTACGCCACTCAAAGTGAGAGTTGCACCTTTAACAGCCATTTCAGCAGTCTCTTCAATAGCAGATATGTCTAGTAGATTACCTAAACCAATATAATCCTCACCACCCACTGTGAGTGTACCCTGACCTGTCCACATACGTACTGCATTGTCGCCATCAAACAAAAGTTCAACAGCAAAGAAAGGGTAAACTACATCGTCAGTGATAGAGCTAAGAGTAGTGGAGGTTAAGTCTCTTGACATATTTTATAGCCTTATACTAGAGCTTCTACAGCTTCAAATGATATGCCATACGCTGAGGCATTATTGATAGACCAAGACGTTACATTGTTGCTTAGACGGAAGACACCTTTAGCATTGTTAAAGGTAACTGTAGCGGCAGTGTAGTCGTCCCTAAGACCCGGCCATATCTCAAGGTCTCCATCACCATCTTGGTCAGCTAACACTTGGTGTAGTCTAGCGCTAGACCCTGCACCCAACTGAATGTAGTCCCCAGCCTTAAGTGTACCAGTCATAACGACAGTAACAGTTTCATCTCCAGTGTCACCAGTAAGCGTGCAAGAACTCACAGTCCCTTGTGGTGTAGCATAGTCAGGGTCTCCCAGTAGGAATGTACCTACCTGACCCTTAAGACCAACTAACATAGCCTTCCACTCAGCAGCCTTGTCACGGCGAACAGAGGGGATAGACACTGAGGCTTCCCACTTCTGTCCACCATGACTGATAACCTGTTGCTTGTAGGTAAAGGGAGATTGAGAGACAGCTACAGCATTAACTGCCCTAAGCTCAATACTCTCAATCCCGATAGTAGTTGGTGTGTCTAATGGATAAGACAATGCCATAGTGTATATTCCTTTACCTGTCGTAAGTTATCCAAAGGTACTCTTCATGGCACCACCACGTCTACGGCTATCCATAATCTGCTTCTGTGTCATGTTAGCAATCTGTGGTGCAGCTTGTGCAATTAGTTTCTTGACACTATCGTCACCGTTAGCTGAGAAGTTGAAAGATTGGTTCACGACAACATTGCCCTGAGAACCACCCTCAGCTTGTACCCCTAGCTTACCGTTAGCCCCACGTTTAAGTGGCATGATAGCTTCTGGACCAGCTTCACCCATTAGTCCAGTTCTACCACCAGCCATAGGGAATGTAGTAGGACCACCAACAACACCACCATCAGCGAAAGCCTTGACCTGTGATCCACCAGACCATACGCCACCGTTAGCTTGGAAAGCCCCCATAATTGCACCAACTATGCCAGACCCTGTTCCAGCTTGTGCATCAAAGGAACCAACTAACCGCTGTACAACCAGAACCTCATACAGTTTCTTGATGATTTCTCTGGCCATATCCTTAAAAGCATCTTTGACAGACTTAGTGCCATCAACCATAGACACGAAAGCGTTAGATATAGACGACTTCATGGCGTCAGCTACATCCTGAACCCTTTGTTGAGCTTCTGTAAGGGCGTCAGATAGGCTACCTTTGTCACCCTCATCTTTTTTACTTCCAGTAAACCAAGACGACAAGTCTATCTTATCTGAGGTGTCTTGCAGGTTATCAAATGCCTCTTTAAGGGCAGCAATAGCTGGGGTCTGGCTTCTAAGCTGGTTGTCGTAACCTACAGCAGTCTTAAGAGCTTGTTGCTGGTTTTTGTCAACTTGGTTTATGGCCTCTGCTAAAGCATCTTGAGCGGCTGTTATGTAATCAACTGACGCAGCCTCACTGTAAGCCCCCTGAATACGATCCCTAACGTCAGACAGGACACCCCCAACATTACCACTCTCATATTCGGATGTGTCGATAACGTCCTCAAACTTAATTTTACCTAGAGAGAGTTTTTCCCTTAGTTTGTTAATACCCTCACCAATGACACCCGTGAAGCTGTTAACCCCATTAGCTACAGCTAACTTTACCGAATTAAACACGGCCACAAAAATCTCAGGTAGAGACATTATGTACTCTTTTACAGCAGCCATAGCACCTGCAAAAGCACCGATAAACTTGTTTACAAAATCACTGTTTACTTTTTCTAAGAGTTCATCAAGGGCCATTAG